TATTCGGTGGGTAGAGGGCCATGAGCAACTTCGAGCTCAGTGACGCCACCGAACGAGCACCAACACTCTGGTATGGGGTGGCGAGCTTCGTCGTGCCTGACCACCCCTCATCAGTCAACAGGTGGGGGATAGTCAGCTTTGCCACATCTCGCCCACGCTGGAGATACCCCTCACGCTGGGTGCAGTGGTGCTCGTAGCTGTTAGCAGCAGAGCTTGAGCTAGGTTGCATCTAGTACTTCAGAGGGATCCTGAGACGGCCCAGGAGGCTCGAGGAGTCACCCCCATAACCTGGCAACCTGTCCTGCAGCGCTTGGGTTGGGTCCAGCTTGGCTGCTGTGGCGGCGGGCTTCGGAGGAGGGGGTGCGGCAGGCGGCGGGGCCTTCGGCATCTTCGGTTTAGATAGACACATTGGTCCTCCGAGGAGTCTGTGGGAATGGGAGACTAGTTCCGTGCCTCCGCGACTTGCGTCTCGTACTCAGCACGCAACCGTTGCACGACAGCGTGTTGTCCAGCCCTGTACCAGATCTCGCGCTCACTGAGATTCAGGGCTGGGCACTCGTTGGGGTAGAGCTCTTCGAGCACTGAAAGCAGCTTTTCGGTGAGGCCAGGGAACTTAGTCTCCATAGGGGAAGAGACCACGCGCTCTGAATGCGTTTGTATGTGTACGCCGATGTCATGATCACTCATGGTCATCGCACCTCAAGTGACGTTGCCGCATGTACGCCGCCAAGATCACGGTGTAGTTCACGATGTCGAGGAGCGAGTCCACAGCACTCTCGTTCTCGACCACGAGCTTGCCGTCATGTACCCAAGTGGTCAGACGTTGGACCTTATCTGTTATGCGGATAAGCAGCCCCACCTCGGTCGGCGCGATCCCTAGAGCCTCAACAGCCTCGAAGTTCCTGTAGGGCTGCAGCCCACCAGCCCCGGCGTAGTCATGGTTCTTCGACTCGCACAATCTGTAAGCGCTATGGCAGAACGCTAGGTGGAAGTCGAGCAGCTGCTCAACAGGCGTTTTGTCTACTTGTGTTTCTTCGGATCCCACAAGGTCACCTCCTGGCTTGTTTGGTTGTACAGCGCAGGGGTCAGAATCTTCGCCAGCCGGCTCTGGAGTAGAGCCTCACGCTCGTTGAGCCCCTTGGCCTCATAAGCCTCAACGACCTCAGCCCACGTGCCATCGCTCAAAATGGCCTCAGCACGCTTAGGCCCAACACCGGGCAGCCCCGGATACCCGTCACCGGAGTCGCCTGTGAGCGTCTGTATCAGGTGGTGTCTCCGAGCTGCCGCATACGAGATACGCTCGACCCCACGCTCTGGGTGCATCGGCGAGTAGAGTTGGCAGGGTACTGAGCGGAGGTCATGGTCATCAGAAACGATGATCTTCGGAGCTGGGAGGCGCCGGCTCTGGGCGAGGATACCGAGGACATCGTCGGCCTCCAGCACAGGCCATTGCTCATGCTCCCACTGAGCCTTCGCCCATGCCCGAAGCGGGGGGAGGCAGGTAGGTTTCCGGTTCTTCTTCCTGTGCGCCTTGTAGGCTGGGAAGAGCTCGTGCCGGAATGTGCGCCTGTTCGAGAATGCCAGGATCACACGTGACCCACCGAGCTCATGCTTGAGGTGATCAACCTCCTCCTGCACAAAGGCCTTCGCCTCTTGTAGATCCGCATGGAGCGTCCAGAGCTCTGTCTCCTCATCCCAGCAGATCGCTCGTTCAGCGCGGGTCGCCGCACGATAGACCATGATGTCTGCATCAATCAGGAGCGTGTTTCGTTTCTTCCGGCGCAGGACCATCGGGGTACTCGATTCGTTTGAAGTGTTTCAGTTGAGCGATGAGTCCCGACCGTTGGGGGCCAGGCTCGAGGTTGCGGATCTCCAGAACCAGCAGCGCTTGAGCTCGCTTCTCGTGGAGATAAGGGAGGACATCTGCGATCAGCTTGATTGCGCTCTTGCCGTACACGCGCCACTGATACCAACAGCGCCCAGGGCCATCACGCTGGTGGATGCGCCCCCCATACTCATCGTGGAAGATCTGCAGCGTGTAGGGGTAGATCGAACTGATATCGACCGTAGGCGTGCGGTGATATGTGAAGCATCCCTCGCCATCCAGGTAACCCGCGAGATAGCGGTGCAGTGCCTCAATGGGTTTCAGACCAGTTCTTTCCGATGGTTGTGTCCCCATCCAGACGCACGTTGAGGTCGTACATCTCGCCCGTGAGCCGGATGGCCGGTAGCGCAGCGGCTGCTACAGCCTCCGCGTGCTCCTCCTTCACTTCAATCTGCCACTCGTCGTGGAAGTGACCCAATATCATGAAGTCACTACCGAGAGCGAGGCGCTCCTGTTGCACCAGAGAAGAGCAATGCTGTAGCGCCGCACGCTTCGCACACGTGACCGTCGCGTTTTGTACCCACAGATTCAGAGCTGTGCGTTGCGATCGTGGGTAGAGCTTCCGACCGTCAAGTCCTGTCAGGAAGCCTAACTCCTTAGTCTTGGACTGGATTGAGCTCACCAGCTTAGGGAAAGCCGGATGCGCCTGGTGGAAGCGGTGGCGGACATCACTGCCGTCACGCCGGCTACCGCCAACGCAATCCCCCAGCAGCTGATCACCAGCACCATAGATCAATGCGAACTGCACCCTCTTTGCCTCCGACCGCGAGATCCTTAGACGATCTGCATTCTCTTGATGCGGGTCGCCTTCTTCGCAGAGTCGGGCAAAGCGACCGTCATCCCAGTACGCAAGCATGTGTGCGAGCAGCCGTAGTTCGGCTGACGCGAGGTCCGTACCAACAAGACGACAGCCCTCAGGAACACGCCAAAGTGCGCGCAATTCCTTCCCGTACACCGAGCCGCTGTTCGGGCACGCTGACACGTTGGGTGCGAAATGCACCATCCGATGTGAGATGGTTCCTCCGCAGGTTATCGTCCTCCCTCGGATTCGGTCGTCATCCTCCACGAGCCCCAGCCAAGAGCTCTGCCCTTCGGCGAGCTGGCCGACACGCTTCTGGATCAGCAAGTAGTCGTTGAGCGTGGCAGCCTCTGAGTACGTACTGGAAAGCTCATCTAGCACTGTCTCCGAGATCTTGGGCCGGCCTTCTGGTGTGAACTCTTGTGGCTTCCACCCCTGCTCGACAAACCGATCAGCAATCTGCTGCCGCGAACCAGGGTTGAAGGGGACCAGCTTGGTCTTCGTCTTCAGCACAACCTCTCGCGGAGGGAAGAGGTCTTGTAGTTCCGCCTCCAGTTGGTCGCGCTTCGCCAACAGCCTGACGTAGAGCTTGTCAGCAGCCCGCCTGTCGAACAACCAGCCATACGATGTCGCCGCCACCATCAGCGAGTGGATACCGTGCTCCATCTCTAAGACGCCCCGTGGCACCTCTTCTTCCAGGTAGGCCCGGTGCAGACGCCGGCAGACCTCAACATCACGGTGGCAGTAGGCCTCCATCTCTGGTGTCCACCGTAGCCAGGGGTCCTCGAGCCCCTCACCATACGAGTACTTCGCGAAGCCTAACCGCTCACCCCAGGCTTGCAGGGAGTGCGAGCCAATGTGCTCTTTCGGGAAACCGGACTTCTTGTAGTCCAAGTCCTTCAGATGAGGCCACGCCAGGCGTGAGCACACCAGTGTGTCTACGACATGAGCCTGCGTTGAGAAGTCCGTGTACACGCTCTCCAGGGCCACGAGATCGAACGCGATAATGTTGTGCCCAATCAGGACATCAGCCTGGCTCAAGGCCTGAAGACCCTTCGCCATGTTCCCGCGCTCGTGGTTGTAGGAGGCACTCTCGCCAGCCTCATCAATCGTGCTGATCTGGTGGATCACTGTCGGGTCCCAGCCATCACACTCGATGTCCATGTACAACGTCTGCATCAGAAGGGGACCTCCGGTTGGTTTGTCTCAAACTCTGGTGAGACCTCGTGGTGTGCTCCAGTCGTCGGCTCCCAGCGCAAGTGACACGCGACACCGAGCTCACCGGAGAACCTGTTCTTCAGTACACGTACTGTCGTCAGGTCACTCTCCTCACCCATGGTGTCACGCGAGAGCCCGATACATGCGTCCGAGAGCTGGGCGATAGCTTGTGACCCACGGAGGTGAGAGAGCTCAGGGTCAGCTCCACGCTCCAAGCTCTTGCCCTCGATACGCTTCAGATGGGATACAAGAATCATCCCGACACCTGTGGCCTCGCAGACCTGAGAGCGCAGAGATGTCATCACGTTATCGATCATGCGTCTCTCGTCACCCGCCGACGCATCCCAGCCAGAGGCCAGGATCGATACGTGGTCAACGATCAGGACATCGACACCCTCAGCCACCCTGAGATATCTGCAGCGCTCGAGGAGGTTCTCCGAACTCATCGAGCCGAAGTGCTGGTAAACGTAGAGCCGGTCACGTAGCTCACGATCAAACGCATCTCGCAACTCATCGTCCGTGACCTCCTCACGCGAGATGTGTAGCGGCTTCTCCAAGATCAGGCCTAGCAACGACAGCCCTGTCCTTGCGAGGCCCTCTTCGAGAGCTATGTAGCCCACCTTGTGGCCTGACCGGATGAGGTGGACAGCGAGCGTGCGGCACACCTGGCTCTTGCCCACCCCTGTGCCCGCACACAGCGTCACGAGCTCACCTGCGCGGATCCCGTGCAACTTGTCGTTCAGTCCGACCCAAGGGTAGGGCGCTAGAGCCTCGGAACCTTTGTCCTCCAAGATCGCTTCGATCAGATCTTCGCCGGCCACGATCCCGTCTGGCCTGTAGGGGCGTGCATCCCAATACGCCTGGATCAGTTCCTCGCCGAGTCCCTTCGCCCAAGCATCACACACATCCTTGGCGCCATCAGGCACGTGCATAATGTGGCACTTGCCGGGAGTGAACAGTGCCGCGACAGCCTCGGCAGCCTTGCGGCCCGCATCATCGCGGTCAAAACAGATGACCACCGTCTCATAGCTCTCGAAGAAGGTGATGTCCCGAGCTATCGCCTTGGCGGCGCCAGCTGCGCCTGAGGGCACACTGGTCGCAGGGTAACGTGGGAAAACGTCTTGCCACTTCAGGCAATCGGTCTCCCCCTCGAAGACGGTGATTCGCCGACCACCCGGCTTGTACCTGTGCAACTGCCAGCAGCGTAGGCTGCGACCATTGCCGAGGATCGTGAACCGCTTGTCAGCCGTCTTCACCTTCTGCGCGACGAGCTCACCCGTGTCGCTTCGGTAGTCAGCTACCTGCACGACCTCACCCTTGAACTCGGTCACACCGTAACCCGCCATCCGACAGGTCGCAGCCTTGATGCCCCTGGCTCTGAGGTCTGCAGGCCGATGCTTCAGGAAACCTTCAGGTACAACGACCTCTGGAGGTGCCACACTGCCGTCCCCGTCCTCTGGGAAGTACTTCTCACACGAGAAGCAGTAGCGGTGATCCTCATACTGAGCGCAGGCATCCGAGCTCCCGCAAG